ACAACAGCGGGTCCGCCATCACGGGGGCGTATGTTCCCGCCATTGTGCATGGAAACCTCCTGGTGGAATTAGCTGGGTCGGATGCGCTAACCGATGCCCTGACTCTAACCATTTTCATACGGACGTAGCATGGCCTTTTCGTACACAGAAGGAAGCACCGCAGACAGGGACAGGGTGCGGCTGGAAATCGGGGATACCGATTCGGACCGTGTTCTTTTCCAGGATGCCGAGATAGACGATTTCCTGGCCCAGGAGGGCGACAGCGTTCTGAAGTCAGCTGCCAGGGCCTGCGAAACCCTGGCGGTGCGCTTCGCCAGGGACTTTACATTCTCGGCAGACGGGGCGAGCTTTCAAAAGGGCAATATCACCCAGATGTATATGCTCCAGGCAAAACGGCTGCGCCGGAAGGCCAGTGCTACGACCACCGTGATGCCTAGACGGAAGGATGGGTACTCGGTCTACACTGACAGCGATGAGGTAACTGGCCTAAATATCCTGGACTCGGGGACTGGGCAGTTCGGGCGGTACTCAGATGGATAAATTGCTCCAGACTTCAGACCTGGAATATATGCGCTCCCAGGTCAAGGTCGCCATGCCGGATGTGGTTACCATCCAGCGGAAGGCTATCACCAGCGATAAGCAAGGCGGTTATACCGAAAGTTACGACGACGCCTACCAGAATATATCTGCCCGTCTAGCGGTAAAAAGCGTGGCGGAATCAGTGGCGGCAGGGGTGCAGGATGTGCGCCTGGATGCAACACTGACGGTGGCATATGACCAGTCCATTGAGCAGAGTGACCGGATAGTCCATTCCAGCGGCTCCTACGAGATTCAATCTGTGGATTCTGGCAAATCCTGGGCAGTTTCTAAGCGATGCCAGATGCGCCGGTTGTAGGTCTACAGGAAGCTCGATGTCAGCATACCAACTGCAGGAGCCTCCTAGCCCGAGTACGATTACGGGGTGACAGTCTAGTAGAAATAAAATGCCGGTTGTGTAAGCGGTATAGCGTTTTCATGGCAGAACAACCGACTCCGCTCCAGCCTGACGGCCAGGGCGGATACAAATAATCCTAGAGGCCCCAAGAGGCCCATAAAGCGGCTCGAACGCTGGCCTTTTGGACGATGTCCTTAATCGTTGGCGTAGAGCGATTGAGGATATTTTTTTTATGGCCGAAATCAATATGGAGATAAAGATTGAGTTGAAGCTCAATCCCAAATGGCGGGAGTTCCAACCGGAGGTCACCCAGGCTATTGAGATTGCCGCCAGGAATGTGGAGAAGGGCGGCAAAGAAAAAGTGCCGGTTGATACAGGGGCCACCAAGAATTCTATCACCGCTAATCGCATTGATGAATTGGCATGGGAAGTCGGTCCCACCACTGAGTATGCCCCAGCCCTAGAATTCGGAACCATGAAGATGGGGGCCAGGCCATTTATGACCCCAGCGTTGGAGGAGGAAGGCCCTCGCATTGAAAAGGCCATTAAGCAATTGATGGGCAAACTGGGCTAATGGCTAACCTACGGGTTAACCTGGACGCCGCCGTTTTCGATATATTAAATATCGAGGCCGTCACCAACGAGGCGACGGGTGGGGTATATAACGGGGTGGCACCCCAGGGCATAGACCCTCCCATCGTGGTGTTCCAGGCAATGTCCAAGGTGGATGACTATTTCAGCTACACCGGGCGGGGTGGGGCAGCAGTCTATATGGTCAAGGCCATCAGCCGCTCGCCGTGGCCTAAAGAGGCCGGGGATATAGACACCCAGATTGACTCGGCTATGCAGGACGCATCGCTGAGTATCACCGGTTTCTCCCTGCTAATGTGTCGCCGGGAGTCGGATATTTATCTGGTAGAGGACCAGGGCGGGGTTATATATCAGCACGTTGGAGGATTGTACCGCATCCTTGCAGACCAATCCTGACTGCGTCCATCATTGGGCCATCGAGGCTGGCGGGCAACCGTACAGCGTAGGGGTCTGCCGGCGGTGCGGGAAAACAAAGGAATTCGAAAATTTCATCGTGAGGGATGACACCGGTTATTCCTGGACGAACATGGCCGCCCAAGCCTGGAAGGCGCAGTATGGAACAGACAAACCAAGCCCCTGAAATCTGGTATTTAGCCCTGAAGCGGTTGCATATCGCCCAGGGGCCAGGAGTGAAGCCGTCAACTTTGCGTATTGCTCCAGGGCAGCGGTTTGCACTAGATGGGGACGAGCCGATTGACGTTGAGTCCCTACTACGGACCAGGGCAATTAAAGTCTACGAGGAATCTGACGCAGAATGGGCGCAGGCTCAGCTAGGGGAGCAGGTAGCTACCCCCAGAAGGAGGGCACAGCGTGGCAAGAATTAGCGCAAAAGCAGCCGGATTATTGGTGGATGAATTCGACTTCAGCGGAGTATCCAACTCCATGACGCTGAACTTCGCCGAGGCTCCGGTCGATGTGACGACGTTCGCTGACACTGACATGACTTATATCCAGGGCAAACCTGGGTTTACGTTTGACGTCAACGGGCTTTGGTCTACAGCGAGTCCTAACTACGACGGGGAAATGTTTACCGACCTCACCGCTACAGCCCGGCGGGTGGGCATTTATCCTGGCGGTCTGACTCAGGGGAATGTGGGGTACGAGGGAGCGACGCTAATTTCCGCCTCGCCACGGGTATCCACGGTCGGGGATTCAATTGCCTGCAACGTTACCTGGCAGGGCGCATCGGCACCGTTCAGAAGCCAGATCATCCTCGCCAATACCATAACCTGCAACGGCTCAACAGTTGTGGTTAATGGGACCGGATATAACTCCGGCACGATAGCAGCGACGAATACCATTTTCGGAGTCTGGAGAATGGTCGAAATGGGCGGCTCCGGCACCAATACAATCGCCCTGGAAATCCAGAGTGAAACGAATGACACCTGGGGCAGCCCCACGACCCGGATCAACTTCGGGACCATCACACATAGCACCGGGGTTTCGTTCCTCACGGCGTCCGCCACCGGCCCAGCAGCATCAGAATCCTGGTGGCGGGTAAAGATTCAATCCTCCGGCACGGGGAGCCGGACGTTCAAAAACTACGTCGCTTTCGGGTATTACGTTACATAGGAGGCAGGATGGCTAGAGTACACGGCAAAAATGTCAACTTTTCCTTCAACGGCGTGGCAATCGAGGACGAGTTGAATACCGTCAGCATGAATGCCACGGTGGGGGAGTCGGATATTACGGCCTTCGCCGACGCCTACCAAAATTTCCTGGCTGGCAAAAAGAGTGTCACCTTCGACGTTGGGGGTGCGCTGGATGCGGACTTTGCCAGCGACGGGGACGCCACGATATTCGACCATATCTCGCTGACCAGCGGGCCTAAAACCCTGGTCTACGACCCAGATGGCTCCGGGCCGGATACCAATAGCCCCGAATATACCTGCACCTCCAGCGGGCTAACTGGAGCGATATGTTCGGCTTACACCATCTCCCTTCCGGTGGGGGACGCGGCCACATACACCGCCTCTTTCCAGTGTTCTGGGGCAACTACACGGGCAGTTAGTTAAATATAGGAGGACAGCATGGCAAGAACTCACGGTAAGGATGCAGACTTCGCCTTCGATTCGGTAGCACTAGAGGATGAGCTTAGTTCGGTTTCGCTCAATTTCACGGTCCCGGAAGCCGATATAACCAGCTTCTCTGACAGTTGGCAAAACTTCTTGGCCGGCAAACCAACGGCGACTATCGATGTGTCGGGGTTTGCTGACCTGGCCTCCAGCCAGGGCGACGCCACGATATTCGGGGAACTGGGGCTGGAGGGCGAAGAGTGGGACTTCGAGCCGGATGGATCGACCGGCTATAACGGGTATGCCATCGTGACTAGCTATAGTATCTCCAGCACGGTGGGCGGACCGATAACCTACTCGGCATCGTTCCGACATAACGGCGGGTCTGCTGCCGCTGATGCTGCTGCCCCGACCAGAGGATAGGGGTAAATCGTGGGGGCATCCTGAGATGCCCCCCCCATCTAATATGGAGGCTCTATGAAGCCCAAGATTCCCACTCAGAAAATCAAAAGTGACGGTTGTGCCGTCAACATCGGCCAGGTAATCGAGGATGGGGAGATAACCGACCCAGGCGTCCCGCATTATGTCCACAAGGGGGAGTGGGTGGAGATTTTGCCGGTAATGACCGTGAGGGAAGTTACT